AAGGTGCGGAACCTAATCTCAACCCCGGAGTACAAGGAAATTTTCCCTGACACACAACTTGCCATAGACAGTAAATCAGCAGGGCGGTGGAACACGAGTGTGGGAGGAGAGTATTTTGCCTGTGGAGTAGGCTCGGCGCTGGCTGGTCGCGGTGCTCACTTACTGTTGGTTGATGATCCGCACAACGAGCAAGATATTATTAACGGGAACTTAGATGTTTTCGATAAAGCCTATGAGTGGTTTACGTTCGGAGCACGTACACGCCTGATGCCCGGAGGGCGTATTGCGATAGTACAAACGCGGTGGCATCTGGATGACCTGACGGGCCGCATGACCCGAGATATGTCGCAAAACGAATTGGCCGATAAGTATGAGGTGGTAGAATTCCCGGCGATACTAGAAACCGAAGACCCGCTAGACACAACTAATATAATAGAGAAGCCGCTGTGGCCTGAGTTCTTTGACCTTGATGCACTCTACCGCACTAAGGCTTCTATGCCGGTGTTCCAGTGGAATGCCCAGTTTCAGCAGAAACCGACTGCGGAAGAAGCGGCACTTGTTAAGCGTGAGTGGTGGAAAGAATGGCCTCACGAAGACCCGCCGAAGTGTGACTATATAATAATGACGCTCGACGCGGCGGCAGAGAAGAACAACAGGGCGGACTACACGGCACTAACTACGTGGGGTGTGTTCTTCCATGAAGAGGATAACTGCTACGGTATCATCCTGCTCAACTCTATTAAGAAGCGGCTTGAGTTTCCTGAACTGAAAGAGCTGGCGTGGGCAGAGTATGAAGAGTGGCAACCTGATGCGTTCATAGTGGAGAAGAAGAGTAGTGGTACGCCGCTGTACCAAGAGATGCGTAGGTCTGGGCTTATGGTGCAAGAGTACACGCCCCACCGGGGTTCCGGAGATAAGACAGCGCGTTTAAATTCGGTTGCTGATATAGTACGCTCTGGACTCGTGTGGGTTCCACAGACACGTTGGGCGGAAGAGCTAGTAGAAGAAGTAGCGGGCTTCCCGTTCATGTCTAATGATGACTTGGTGGATACCACTATAATGGCATTGATGCGGTTTCGCCAAGGTGGGTTTATAACCCTACCGACTGACGAAGTTGAGAGCGAGCCTTTGTACAGGCACCGTGGCGGATATTACTAAAGGAAATAACAATGGCTATTGAGAAAGGTTTGTACGAGATGCCCGAAGGCATCGAAGACATGGGAGAAGGCGAGGCCATAGTAGCAATAGATGGCATGTCTGACGAGGGTGTCGAAGTAGTATTAGAAGACGGTAGTGTAGAGATTACTTTTGGTGAAGAAAACGAAGACATTGATGATGCACCGTTTGATGCAAACTTAGCTGACTACTTAGAAGACGGCCAACTGCAAGAAGTATCAAGTGAGCTGTGTGAGGCCGTGGAAGGTGACATGGCGGCGCGTCGTGACTGGGCGGAGACTTACGTTGCGGGTCTTGACGTATTGGGTATGAAATACGAAGAGCGTACTGAGCCTTGGGAAAACGCCTGTGGCGTGTACTCTAACATCCTAGCGGAATCTGCTATCCGGTTCCAAGCCGAGGCCATGAGCGAGACTTTCCCCGCTACTGGTCCTGTAAAGACTAAGATTCTTGGGGAAGTAACCCAAGAGAAAGAAGACGCTGCCTTACGTGTTAAGACAGATATGAACTACGAACTGACTGAAGTCATGGTGGAGTACCGTCCCGAGCATGAAAGGATGCTGTATTCACTCGGTTTATCTGGCTCAGCGTTCAAAAAAGTGTATTTTGACCCCGGTTTAGGCCGTCAAGTAGCCTTATATATCCCTGCTGAAGACGTGATTGTGCCCTACGGTGCCTCTAATATTGAGTCCGCAGAGCGCGTTACGCACGTTATGCGCAAGACAAAGAACGAAATGATTAAGCTACAGGCGGCTGGGTTCTATCGAGACGTGGAACTTGGCGATCCTATGTCGTTTTTCTCAGACGTTGAAGAAGTTAAGGCTGAGCAATCCGGGGTATCTCTCACTTCTGATGACCGTTACACCCTGTTTGAAGTACACGCTGACCTGAATATTGACGGTGTGGACGGGGCGGATAATGAAGAGTCACTACAGGTCGCAAAGCCTTATGTGGTAACGATTGAGAAGGGTACGGGTGAGATACTAGCTATCCGCCGTAACTGGAACCCTGACGATTCTTTGACACTCAAGCGTCAACATTTTGTCCATTATGCTTATGTTCCCGGATTTGGCTTTTATGGCCTCGGACTCATTCATATTATCGGTGGCTACGCTCGCGCTGGTACTAGCATCATCCGCCAATTAGTTGATGCAGGTACTTTGTCGAATCTACCGGGGGGCTTAAAGTCCCGTGGGCTGCGGGTTAAGGGCGACGACACACCGATTGGTCCCGGAGAGTTTCGTGATGTGGATGTGCCTAGCGGTAGCATAAAAGATAATTTAATGACCCTCCCTTACAAGGAGCCTAGCCAAACCCTCTTTGCTTTACTTAAGCAGATTACTGAGGAAGGGCGACGTTTGGGGGCAATCTCCGACATGAACATCTCCGACATGAGTGCTAACGCTCCTGTTGGAACTACTCTTGCGCTATTAGAGCGTACTCTCAAGCCTATGGCTGCGGTGCAATCCCGTGTCCATTTCTCGATGAAGCAGGAGTTTAAACTCCTTAGAAAGATCATCGCTGAGTACGCCCCAGAAGAGTATATGTATGTGCCTGACCGTGGTGAATCTCGTGCGCGACGCGCCGATTACGCCATGGTGGAAGTAATTCCTGTCAGCGACCCCAATAGCAGCACGATGGCACAACGAGTTGTGCAGTACCAAACCGTGTTGCAGATGTCACAGGCCACCCCACAAATATACGACTTACCCCAGCTTCATCGTCAGATGATTGAAGTATTAGGGGTTAAGAACGCCGACAAGCTTGTACCGATCAGCGACGACATGAAGCCTTCCGATCCGGTTAGCGAGAATATGGCAGCACTTATTGGTAAACCGATGAAAGCGTTTATATTCCAAGATCACGACGCCCACATCGCTACCCACCAAGCCTTTATGCAAGACCCGCAGATTATGGCGTTTATTGGGCAAAGCCCTGCGGCACAGCAAGTGATGTCCGCGCTTCAAGCGCACATAGCGGAGCACATAGGCTTCAGCTACAGACAACAGATGGCTGCGAAACTTGGGGTAGAGCTACCGCCTCCTGATGAAGAAATGCCAGAAGAAATGGAGAAGCTTCTTTCTCAAACTATGGCACAAGCAGGGCAACAACTTACGCAGCAGAAACAACAAGCGGCTGCACAACAAGCGGCACAGCAAAAAGCGCAAGACCCTGTGGTCCAGATGCAACAGCAAGAATTACAGCTTAAGCAGGCTGAACAACAGCGTAAAGCGCAGAAAGATCAAGCAGATACGCAACTTGACGCGGCTAGACTACAACTTGATGCACAGAAGGCTAAAACCACCGCTGCTATTGAGGCAAGCCGTATAGCCTCACAGAACGAGCAGGCCCAAGCTAGGAACGATTTGGACGAAGCAAAAGCCATTTTGGACTTGGCAAAAGTCAATAAAGGGGGTGGGGTGAATAATGAAAGGAGTTAGTCATTACAAAAAAGACGGAACTTTGTTTAAAGGTAGCTCACACAAGATGCCTGATGGCTCTTTGCACAGTGGGAAAACGCATACTAAAGGTAGTGTGAAGTTATTCCACTTAAAAGACTTGTCAGCTACGGCAAAAAAGAAAGCTAAGTAAATGGAGCAAACAATGGAAGACATGCTTCTTGCGGATGGGTTTGAGAAGGCATTTATTGGCGTTGGAGAGCGTTGTGGGCAGCCTGACTTGGCGGTCTACGATAGAGGTAAGTGCTTAGAGATACTACAGGCAGACCAAAACATGAGCTACGAAGAAGCTGAAGAGTTCTTTGAGTTTAACGTAGTAGGTGCGTGGGTCGGAGAACAAACCCCCATGTTTTTAGATCGTGAAGGGGTGGATAATTAATGGCTACAACCGTCTTTGACGTGCTGAACGAAAAATTAACAGAGCTTAGAGGCTCTAGCGAAGAATTCTTAAACTCTGGTGGTCCTAAAGACTTTGCCGAGTATAGGGAGGTGTGCGGTGTGATTCGAGGTCTAAACATTGCACTTAGAGAAGTACAAGACCTGTCGCGTAATAATATGGAAGACGAAGATGACTGAAACAATAACGGTTAGTGGGGTTGGCGCTACCGCGTCCGTATCCCCAGCAATGACTGCACTAGAACAAAAAAGAAACGAGCGTATCGAAGTAGAAGCAGTAGTAGAGGCAGAGTTAGAAGCCTCTATCCCTAAACCTGTGGGCTACAGGGTGCTTATTGCCCTGCCTAACGTCGAAGATACTTTCGGGGAAAGCGGGCTTATTAAGGCAGAATCTACCCGGCGAGAGGAATATATCCTTTCTACCGTGGGGTCTGTGCTTGATATGGGTGAGCAAGCCTACAGCGATAAAGAGCGTTTCCCTACTGGGCCTTGGTGCAAAGTAGGCGATCATGTGATGTTCCGAGCCAACACCGGTACGCGTTTTAAGGTTGGTAATCAGGAATTTCGCTTAATGAATGACGACTCTATTGAAGCCGTTGTAGACGATCCGCGAGCTGTTTCGCGAGCATAAGGAATAGACCATGCCTAGAGAAAATGTAGAATTTGAGTTTCCTGATCCCGATAAAGACGAAACATCTCAAGAAGTTGAGGTTGATATTGTCGAAGAAGACGCGCCCCTAGAAATAGAAGGTGCTGTGGGTAGGGAAGACGTGAAGTCCCCCAAAGATACCATCAAAGCGGGCGAAGTAGAGATTGAAGTGGAGGACGATACTCCAGAAGCCGACCGTGGGCGAAAAGCATCCCCGCCACCAGAAGAAGTTACTAATGAAGAGTTAGAAAACTACTCTGATAAAGTTAAGAACCGTATCAAGCACTTTAGCAAGGGCTACCACGACGAGCGTAGGGCCAAAGAAGAGGCTCAGCGGCAGCAGGAAGCTCTCGAAACGTATACTAAAAACTTGATGGCTGAGAATGAAAAGCTTAAAGGTTCGGTAGACGAGAGCCACAATACGCTAATTCAATCTGCTAAAAAGCAAGTAGATAGTGAGCTTGCTATGGCTAAGCGCCAGTATAAAGAGGCGTATGAGTCAGGGGAACCCGATGCTGTATTAGAAGCACAGACTATGCTTAACACTGCTCAAATACGTTTGGAGCGGGTTAACGGGTTGAAACCTAAGCAGATTCCGGCTTTACAACCCCAAGAAACTCCTGTACAAACGCAGGTAGATGCACCTCAACCTCAAGTGCAGCGAGACGAAAAAGCTGAAACATGGCGTGAAGACAATTCATGGTTTGGATCAGATGACGAAATGACTGCCTTTGCATTAGGGTTGCATAACAAGTTAACGAAAGAGGGGGTAGACCCCAAAACTGATACTTACTACGAGAAAATTAACTCTCGTATGCGACAAGTATTTCCCGGTCAATTTGATGACGGGATAGAAGATGAACTAGAAAGTACCCAAAGAAAATCTAGTAATGTGGTTGCACCCGCTACGCGGAGCACAGCGCCTAAGAAAATTAGGCTCACGCAATCACAAGTTGCTATCGCAAAAAAACTTGGGGTACCACTAGAAATTTACGCCAAACAGGCTGCTGCATTAATGAGGAAACAATAATGGCTGAAAATAGACTTAAGCGAGACGCGGAAACCCGTGAGAAAACTGTGCATAAAAAGGCGTGGGCGCGGCCAACAGTGCTGCCTGATCCTATTCCTCAAGACGGCTACAAGTTTCACTGGGTTCGTGTAAGCACTATGGGTCAACCTGATTCCACTAACATTTCCTCAAAATTACGTGAAGGTTGGGAGCCAGTACGCGCAGAAGACCACCCAGAGATATTTAGTGACGCCGTTGCCGACGCACGGTTCAAAGATAATGTCATTGTTGGTGGGTTAATGCTGTGTAAGGCCCCAATAGAACTCGTTGCAGAACGTACTGAGTACTACGAAAATTTAACGGAGTCTCAAATGCGATCTGTTGACCAAGGTCTGATGCGCGAAAACGATCCTCGTATGCCCCTATTTAACGATAGGAAGACGAAGGTTACATTCGGCAAAGGAAATTAACTTTATTTTAGGAGTTTAAAATGGCTTATCCAACAGTCAGTGCTCCCTACGGTTTTCAAGCAATTAACCGCGTAGATGGTACGCCTTATGCAGGTCAAACTCGCCTTATTCCTATAGCGAGCACCTACAATACGGCTATCTTTGCAGGTGATTTGGTTAAAATCGTGGCGGCAGGCACAATCGAGAAGTTTACTGGCACTACTACTGGCTCCCCCTCGGGCGTCTTTGTAGGTGTTCAGTACGTCAATTCAGTGAGTCAGTTTACACCGGCTCAGTACTACCCCGGCACTAGCGTTACAGAAGCTTTTGCTATCGTAGTTGACGACCCACTAGCGGCGTTTAAAGTCGCTGTAACTAATGTAAGTAGCGTAATGTCTTCGGCGGCTCGTGCTGCTGTAGGTGCTAACATGTCTGTTTTGGCAGGCACGGGTGATACAGCTACTGGAAACTCTGGTGCGTCAGTACTAGCAGGGTCCGAAGCTACTACCGCAGGTCTAGTTGTGCGCGTTATTGACACAGTAGATGAAACTTCAACCGCTGCTGATACTTTTGTAGAGATAATCGTAAAGATTAATCTGCATCAGTACAACAACACAACTGGCGTATAAGGAGACTAGCAAATGGCTATTTCAAGAGCGCAACTCCTTAAGGAGCTACTACCGGGTCTAAACGCCCTATTTGGTCTCGAATACGAAAAGTATGGCGACGAGGCCGCTGCAATCTTTGAAACCGAGTCTTCTGATCGGTCTTTCGAGGAAGAAACTAAGTTGTCAGGTTTCAGTGCCGCACCTGTTAAAGGTGAAGGTTCTGCAATCGAGTATGACAATGCGCAAGAAGCGTGGACTGCTCGTTACACTCACGAGACCGTCGCAATGGGCTTCTCGCTCACTGAAGAAGCAATCGAAGATAACCTCTACGATTCACTCTCTTCACGTTATACAAAGGCACTAGCCCGCGCTATGGCGTACACTAAGCAAACCAAAGGTGCTGCTATTCTTAACAACGCCTTTGCTGCTGGTACTACGTACGGTGATGGACAGCCACTATGTTCGACTGCTCATCCTCTCGTATCTGGCGGTGTAAACTCAAACACTCCTGCTGTTGCTGCTGACCTTAACGAGGCTTCACTAGAAGCTGCTGTTATTCAGATTGCTGGCTGGACTGATGAGCGCGGACTGCTTATTGCAGCTAAACCTACTAAGCTTGTTATCCCACCTGCGTTGCAATTCGTTGCTACTCGCTTGTTGGATACCGATCTTCGTGTTGGTACAGCGGATAACGACATCAATGCCATGAACAACAACGGTACAATTCCGGGTGGTTACACAGTTAACAACTACCTGACTGATACCAATGGTTGGTTCTTGATGACCGATATCCCCAACGGCCTGAAGCACTTCGTCCGCTCGTCTATGAACACTAGCATGGACGCAGACTTCGACACAGGCAACAGCCGCTATAAGGCTCGTGAGCGATACAGCTTCGGCGTATCTGACCCACTGGGCATCTTCGGCTCACCCGGCGCTTAATAAGCAAACGGTGGTAAGATTGGGGGCTTCGGCCCCCTTTCTTTTGCCTTGAATTTAGTGCTACATTGAGGTGTATTACCCCTAGAGACTTAGCCCGCCCTAACCGACGGGCTTTTTTTATTTGTACAGCCTCTAAAGAAGTGTTATATACTGAACATATTCCGGAACTAACCGGTGTATCTGACAGCTTCCGGCTGACGACATGCAGACAGATATACCTCAAATTAACTCGCATGTGAGGAACTACCGATGGGTACTACAACTTTCTCTGGCCCGGTTAAAGCGGGCACTATCTCCAATACTACCGGAACAACTCTCGGTACAGACGTAAAGAACACGGGTCAAGTAACTATGGCTCAGACGTTCTCAACTGGCACTTCGCTTGCGGCTGGAGCTTCTGCTGCAAACGCTACTACTGTAGTTATTCCAGCCAACTCTCAAATTATTGACATCGTATTAGATTGTCCTTCAGCTATGGCGGGTGCTACAGCAGTGCTGAGTATTGGCGATAGTGTTGGCGGCAACGCTACATTTCTCAATACCTTCTCCATTACAGTCGCCTCTGGTGTAGGTCGAAAGTACCCCACCACTGAAGCTGGCGGTGCTCTTGCTTGGGCAGACACTGGAACTGCGGATAAAAAACTGACTTGGACTACCACCGGAGCCACTAGTGGTGGTGAAGTTAGAGCGACTGTTCTGTATCAACAAAACATTAATCTCGCCTAAATTGGGTTATTAACCTTAAAAATAGGAGAGGGAAATGGCTGATACAATATCGACTCAAATAATCCAAGATGGTGGCAAACAGGCGATCATTAAAGTTACTGCGGTTGTAGGTAATACAGACGTAGTAACTAGCACAATGGTTGATGTCTCTAGCTTATCGGTTGATCCGGTTAGCCGTAGGGCTTGTACTGGTGCCGTTCTGGCAAAGCTTACTTATGTCGGTGTTGGTGTAGGGGTCAAACTAGAATGGGATGCGAATGCTAACGTCCTTATCTTTGACCTGCCCGTGAATTGGACAGAGGACTATGATTTCTCTGACTATAGCGGCATACCCAACAACGCTGGAGCTGGTAAAACTGGCGACATCGTAGCTACTACGGTATCTCCATCTGCTGGAGACACCTACACCTTTATATTTACTGTGAATAAGCAATATGGCTAAGCAAGTAGATAAGAAAGCGATGGCTTGTAATAAGCCAAGACGAACTCCGTCCCATGCTAAGAAGTCTCATGTAGTTAAGGCTTGTGAGGGTGGGAAGGAGAAAGTTATTCGCTTTGGTGAACAAGGTGCTAGCACTGCTGGTAAACCCAAGTCCGGCGAGTCTGCTAAGATGAAGGCTAAGCGCAAGTCGTTTAAGTCTCGTCACGGCAAGAACATCGCCAAAGGCAAAATGAGCGCAGCCTACTGGGCTGATAAGGTTAAGTGGTAGGAAATTATCATGGCAACTTCTGGAACTGCAACGTTTAACATGGACTTTACCGAGATTGCGGAAGAAGCGTGGGAACGTGCCGGTAGGGAAATGCGTTCTGGTTATGACCTGCGTACTGCTCGTAGGTCCATGAACCTGCTGACTATTGAGTGGCAGAATCGCGGCATTAACATGTGGACCATCGAGGAAGGTACGTTAAACCTCGTTCAAGGCACCGCCACATACGACCTGCCCGCCGATACAATAGACCTCCTAGAGCATGTAGTTCGCACAGGGGACGGTAACGTAACCACGCAGTCTGATTT